TATCATCTAAGTTTTTTCGGAAAACATTTTTTACAATAGCAGACGCACCAGTAACAGACCCAATCACCTCCGTTCCAATTAAATCCGTAACATTTTTAAAACTATTTCCTTCACCTAAAAAGATCTCAATTATATCAGGGCTGTTAAACTTAGAGTCTGATGGTTTAAAAAGAAATCTTCCGGGTATAAAAATATCAGGCGAATCGTTAAATGATAAACGGAAAAATAACTTAATACCTCTTTCCGTACCCTTAGATCTATAAAGATCTTTAATATGCTTAATTATAAATCTTAGATCACCAGTGATTACAGCAGGAAGTTCTTTAATAAATCTACCAGATCCAAAAGTATATTTATTATTAAAACGTATTAAATTTTTGTCTGATGTAGTATCGATGTCACCTTGATACTGTAGATCTCTGATTTTTCCGCCAGTGTTGGCAGAAAAATGCTTGTAATAAGTATCTACAAAATTTACAATTCCCTCACCTTCATCGAGAAAGTAGTCTGGGAATTGTGATTTCAAAAAATGATCTGTGGATTTTTCACTTTTTGTGAAGCGATCAGTCATTCGTAGTCTGCCCATTTATTGTTACATTAATATTTAATGATTGAATAAGAATTATCTGATCTTGATCGACAATAATATCAGGGTTAACATTCTTAGCATACAACTGCACTCTATCACCAAAAGAAACTCTTCCTCTGGAAAAATATCCATCTAATTTAAACTCAGAAAGAGTTACGATACCGTTTTGGTAGTCTATAGTTCCGGCATTAAAGTCAAGAACTTCCTTGGCTCCTCTAGAGGAAGAAACCATTCTAACTAATCCATTAAAATCCTCTAAAGATGCTTCAAAATTTACACCATTAATAGTTTTAATGAACATGGATGAAATAAAGGAACCTTTCTCTATTTCGTTGTCATAGTCCAAAACAAAGTCATTGTTTATTTGTATAAACGGTGCAATCTCTTTAATCATTCTTATTTTAGTATTGTTTGAGAGTATACTTTCATCGGTAGAATCAATAGTAGTTAAAAGTTTGCTGTATCTGAAGTCTTTATTAAATTCGGAAAGATTATTAGTTCCATATTGAATAATACTATTAATAACAGAAGAACGTAAATCTTCTTCTCCTCTAGTCGTCTGCGTCGAATTAAACCTAACAGAGCTTTGAATGTCCAAAACAATAAATCTAGGATCAGCAGTAATTACTTCTGTGCTAACAGATGCTTTATCTTTTAAGAAATCTACAATCGAATCCTTCAAAGACTGGCTTGCGATTTTTGCATCAAATGGTTTTGGAATAACTACGACTTTTCCGAATCTTGGTGGATTTAATTTTTCACCACCAATAACATTCAGTGTCTCAATTATAGGGAATTTATTTTTTATCAATGACTTATAGTCTTCTGATGTTACTGCACGATCTTGTGTTGAGAAAACTCTCGGGGCATTGAATCGTATAGAGTCAATAGACTCTCTTTCTGAGCCTAATGAAGATCTAGAAACTGTTGACGTTGTTATTGTGGGATCAGAAGAAACAAAGGCTCTAGCATTGTTTCCTTCATCCCCAAGTGTTTCTCTATATCTAAGTCTAATTATATTTCCGGGTGTAAGTCTTTTCCCAGTTACGTCATTTCCAAACTCAATTTCATACTTACTATTTCCATAACCTTGAATGAAAAACACATCAGATGAGGGCGTCAGGTTAAAGAGATTTTGAGCACGCAAAAATGTTGAATTTGCCAGATCTGAGGAACTATTTTGCACAACAATCTCAACACTATCAATATCAACATTAGAAGAAGATACAACAATCTTAGTGTTAGAAGAGTTTACGTCAAAAAATTCTGTAACTATTGTGCCTTCAAAAATATTAACATTGTTAGCAATGAAGGTTCCAGAACCATCATTAATTGCCGTAATATCTCTGTCTGTCGAAAATGTTAAAGTATTAGCACCTGCTTGTGTTTCGAATTTAGTAAACTTGTTTATTGTCTTTGTACCATCAGTTATGCTTCCGGTAGTTGACAAATTCACTACTGCTCTAGATGAATTTCTAGATCTAGGAATATAGTTCAATTCCTTTGCATGAGAAACTACAGATTCTTTTAATTTTGCAGTATCTAAAAAAGATTCTGTGCCAATCTGATTAAGATAGTATGCGTTAATATGTGTATTATAAGTCAAAAGATCCAAAATTACTGACATATTAGAGCCATCAAAATTGTAGTCTTTGTATTGATCCTGACTCTGCAAAAACTTTCTAAAATCATCTTTTAAGGAATCAAAGTCCAACTCAGATGTTGATAGATACTTGTCCGCCATTATCTTACTCTCTCTAATACTACATTTAGTGTGACTAACTCTTGACTATTTATGGGAGTGAACTGAATAACAACATTCAATTCATAATTATCAATCCGGTCAGAAGAGCTAGTAACCGATATATCAATAATTTCAATTCTTGGTTCAAAATTTAAAAGTTGAACTTCGATTTCATCCGCAAGAGCAATTCTTAAAAGGTCACTATCAGGCTCGAAAAGAAGCGCTCTTACATTAGAACCAAAATCAGGATTAAATGGTCTTTCACCTTTGTTGGTGCTGATAATATTTCTGACAGACCTTTTGATAGATTCAAAGTTCTTAATAGAAACTACATCATCAGTGATAGGGTTCTGTGTAAACTGAGTATCTAAGTCAGAAAAATAGATATCTTTTATAACTGGACTCTGCATTATTCGGACCTTTTAAAAGTGCTTTTTCTTTTTTTACGATTTACAGAAACAGCTATTGATGGCTTACCGTAAAGAATGGTAGTAAAATCAACAAACATTCTATCAAACAAAGAAAACTCAGAAATGAGATCACGACATTTTTTAAATTTAGTGTTGCCATCGTCGTCACCTTTCATACAAAAAACAACAGCATTACCTTTTACTTGATCTAAAAAGAAAGAATCACCATCGACAGTATTAACATCAGTCAAAAAAATTACGCCTTCCTTTATCTCAACTCTTTCTCCCGTCAACTCAAAAAGAGGATCTAAGACTTCCAAACAAAGTCTTTGCAAATTCTTATAAACTTCATCGTTTGAAAATGCATGATTCGATAAACCTAAACTTTCAGCACTAACCCACTCAACAACGTTTTGATCAATTATAGTTTCCGAAGCATCGGGAGGGCCGACCACATGCAATCTCTCATAATTTAATGATTTTGAAGAAAAGTTGTCTTTCTTCTGGAGAGGACTTTTAATAAATTGATTAGAATAATAATAATTTGAAAGTTTAACTTTTTCTTCTGTTTTAAGAATAGAAATACTTTTAGGAACCTCTATCTGCAAACGCTTCGGCACAGGCACAAAATTATTTCTTTGAACAATTTCTATTTCAAATTGATCAAACTGGCTAATTTTTCCAAATGATTTTTTAGTTTCCAGTATCATACATCTATACCTTTGTCATCTTGTTCCCAAGGTTTCTTGTCAACGTTCTCCGCTTGAGCTTCATATTTATTTTGTTCTTCTGATTCTGGTGCATCTGCTGGCATGGTAGCTAACTTGCCCTTGAGAACAATCAGAGGAGCGTCTAGGACAATAATTTCTTTTGATTTTATATACGTCACACCTTCAGAATCGCTCAAATAATTTTTCTGAGATAACAATCTTGTATCGCTAGTTTCAGTAAAATCATTTCCGACACTTATTCGGTAGTCACCGCTGACTTGATCTAGTCTATTTCCATCCTTCTGGATAATTTCAATATTGCCATCGGCAAAAAGAGTAATTCTTGTTTCGTCGTTACCGTGCTGGATATTAATATACTCATGACCCTCAGTAGTATTGAACTCAATTCTGTGACCGTTCATATACTTGGTAACTTTATTATAGAGATACCTTATTTCAGGTTGAGGTGAAATAATTGGTGGAATTTCTTCTAAGGCTTTCTGTTTTCCGTCATGATTAATTTCCTTTGGTCCATCTTTACCTATTCCTTTTGGTGATGGTAATGGTCTTAACTCAGACATTCAGTAACCTTTCGTTTCCATATCTTTCAAGATCAAATCCTAAATTCGTTATTTTATCATAATTATTATCTACTGTAATATTTTTAAAATTTAATTCGTATACAGTTTTATAAAATGTTTTAACTAATTCAGTAAATGATTTCATTTGCACGTAAGAATATAAACTAGACGATTCTCCTTCATTGTTTGTATTTACGTTTTTGCCAGATAGACAAACGACCACGTTTAAACTATCGGTTTGGTTTTCGTAGAATTTTGAAGGAGAACTGATTTCAAGATCAGTTAAAACATTACCCTGTTCGTTTATATAGAAATGAAAAGAGTTGCCCAAAGAAGAAGATTTCATGTCCTCAACGGCATTTAAAAATAATTTGTTTGGTTTATTGTAATATGAAAATCCACTAATAGTAAAAGATAATTTGTCTGTCTTTTCTATATTATATAGTATTTCATTTTTTAAGTGAATCGCATTAACTATGAGTCTGTTCTTTGTATAGTTTTTGACACCCAAATCAAAATTGAATGATGGAGCTATCATACCACGTTTCCTTCCACTGCCACTGGAGCCTCTACATCTTCTACAGTTGTATCAATATCAGCTTCAGATGTCTGCTGAGAAAATTTAACAGCACTGCCAACATCCGAACTTCCTGTAGCAGGTTCCGGAGTAATTCCCGGAAGTGCTCCAATAATACACGGATGTTGTCTATGCCTATCCATCCAAAAACCAACAACAAAAGAACCAACTTCAAGACCGGGCGTTCCACCAATGTCATATACTGTTGAAAGTGTAGTCGGCATTAGCGGCGTTGCTAAAGGAAGATCTTCAATTGGCGCAACTTCGTCATGAAGACCAAGTATACGAACAGCAACACGTACAAGAGTATCAGCGCCCCTTTGATCCTCTGCCTCATAAACTTTGTCAACGTAAGCCAAAAACCAAGTAAATTTATTTCCGTAAAAGTCGCTTTCGAAACCAGCAACATCAAAAAAATCTCTCACAAGAACCTCCTAAAGTTGCCCGTCCTTAGCTAACTCAAACTGTGAATAAGATTCACCATTTGTACTTACACTATGTTTTGCAGCTATGACTAAATGATTAGTACCATATTCGGGATCAATGGCTCTTCCCGGATTAGCTTCGTTAATTTTATAATTTAAAACTACAACATCTCCCGGATTAACATTAAAACATCCGTAAGTCGATAAGGTGATTCTTTTGGACAGAAACCCTGCTGAAGATGCCTTTGGATTAAAGTACGCTTTCTGCAAATTCGGCGGTCTAAAGTATGTTTCATCGCCATTGAAGGGTTCGTAAATTGTTCTTGTCGGTCTTGGCCCTGCTTGAGCTTTAGCTGCAGATATCACTTGAGGCATTTGAGGAGATCCCATAGAAACGTTTTGCTCCTTGTTTACTTCAAATTTAGTTACCTTGTTGACGAAATCAATTTCAACATAGCCCTTTGATGCATAACCCTGCTGTATGATGTCATGAGCATTAAAAGCTGTATCTTGATGAAACTGAAGTATTTTACACTCATTTTTGCCTTCAATATATGCGACATCGATAATATGAGCTTTATCAGATATGTTTTGCTCTGTCATATGAAATCTAAATTTCGGTCCCGATCTTGCCAGTCTACCAACTTCATCTAAAAAATACTTAGGTTTCCCACTATTGTCAAACTTTTGATAATAAACAAATATATTTGAACCAGAACCAGCAGCCCTTTCAAGTAAAAAAGATATTGCTTGTAAAGGCGTTTGGTTAACAATATCAATATTAACTGCAGGAAAAGAAGATGCCTTTACCTGCAAGTCACCTTTAAGGTATTTTTCATTAATAAAACTTATAATACTTGTGCAGGTATTAGGATTATGTTTATATTTCCATTCCATAACCTTCTGAGAAGCATTATTAATATGCTCAGCAGTCATTCCAACAAATTCAACACCTAAAGCTCTACGGCCATTTGTTGTGTGCGTTCTCATACTATTAATATGAAACTTTCCTGAAATAGTTCTATCTGCTCCGTCAGTCATGGTTGCAACTAATGACATGTCACCATTCACGTTGGTTCTTCTAATAATTCCTGCTTCATCAGATACCATGCAATTAAATGACATGAAAGGGTGCTCTATCGAAGAGTACACACTACATGTTGCCATGAATGGAGTAATATCCTCTACAACACCACCCATCGTCTTAGCTAGTTCTATCTTCGGCGCTTTTCTACCTTTAGCTGGCTCCAAAGCAAGTATATCAACCATTAAAAAGCAACTCCATTTCACCTTTGATCTGTCCTAAGAACGAAGGATCTATGAGTTTAATATTCCTCAAATTATCGTTTCTTTCTTCTTCGTGATCAAATGCTGTTATTGGACTCCATCCAGTCCGGTCAACACTAATTGTTGCGTCTACAAAGTCAGTATTCGCATACCGTGTGTAAGTAGATTCGTTAATAGTAAACCCATATTTGGAATTTTTATAGTGTAAAATTTCGCCTTTAGCAGCCGCAACAGACCCGTATTTTTGAATGTAATAATTTGTCATCTGCTTATAAGTTTTAGGCCATTCGTTATAAACGTCAACAACTTGATTGGAGAACAAAACCAACCAAGAAAAGAAAACACTGCCGTAAAACAAGAATGCCACTTCTTCTGGCGATTCATCATCTTCAACAGTGTATTTTAAGAAAGCGCTAGGATTGGCAAAAGCATCTTCGACAACTCTAGAAGACACCATTAAATTTCTTGCTAACTTTCCATCATATTCTATGATTGGTAGATTTTTAAAAAGACCTTTTGACATTATGCGAATCCACTTGGAGAACGTGCGTAATCATTTCTCGTCTTACTGGTAATTTCAGTAATCGAAAGTGACAATGCTACGGAGGTAGGAGCACCTGATTTAAAGAAAAATGGAGAACCTGATGCTGAGTAATCTACAGTAAGATCCGTTATCACACTCTCGAATATTGGGAAAATAATTAAACCGTTTGGTGATCTTATATCAAACCTTTTTAATCGTGCAGGATACCTGACAATATTCAAATACGGATCAACTAACTCTGGATGTGACGCTTCTTTCAGAATTTGAATTATTTTAAAAATTGCTTGTGTTCCGGCTTCAGAGTCAGCATAAAGTTTCCATCTGAAATTAAAAGATCTTGGCATAACACCTGAAAACTGCTGGATCATACTGTTATTGAACATAGTGTCAAAGTTTCCCATACCTGCCATATTACCAACAGCACCAAGGAAATTGTCAATATTTCCGTCCTTTTCATAAAAACTTTTCATATCTGAAAAAACAGCTTTCATGTTTGTGATCATATTGCTGTTTGCAGGATTTCCTGATTCTGACATATTTCTTAGAGTGGATGCAACAGCATTCATCATTGCACTTTGAATACCTGCACCTGCTCCCTTTTGCTTACTTTCGTAACCGATATTCATATTTTCTTGAAGATTGTCAGGTGTTGGCAAACCAATAGTTGCGCCAGATGAACCAACACCTGCTGATTGTCCACCACCGCCACCAGCACCAGATTCGCCAGACCCAAAACCAGTCCCTCTTAAAATAGGACTATCGAGTCTTTTAGCGCCTGTA